ACTAGCACTACTGCTTCTTGTTTTGTTAAGTGATTGCTAGTCTTTTTTTTCTTATTAAAACTTGGATTCTCCCCTAGAATTAATCTTGCCTTACTCTTAGCTTCATCAGAAAGAGTAGGTAAAAGATTGATTATATTTTGTTCTAGAGGAGACATAGAGTTAAAAAGGAAGTTTAGATCCCTGAACTTCTAAAACTCCGATTAACTCATCCAAGCAACCCAAATCATATTTGTAGGCAATAGCAGCAATTGCTATTTCTTCTTGGTCTGTTTTAGCATTATGAAATGCGTTGTAAACAATATTGTTTAGGGTTTGATTTGACTTACTATCTTTTGATAGACTTGTACTTTTGAGTTGATTGATAATATTTGACATAACTAAATAATTGAAAATTCAAGGTTTTTTATTATTTTATCATAAATGTTTTCATCTGGAAAGACCTCTCCAACATCATCAAACATTGTTATATAGATAGAGCTGACTTCTTGATACTGGTAATTCTCTTTGTTTAACCAAACAATATTAACCTCTCCAAATAGCTCAAATAAGTACTCGTCTGTATCAAATTGTGTACGAAATGGAACTGAATCATAAGTGCTACCTTGATAGGTTGCTCGGTCTAATCTTAAAAAGCAGTTTTGTGAAATTTCTTGTTGTGTTAAATCAGAGATTAAAGTGTTTTTTTGTAGCATTTTAGGTTTTAAAATTGTATATTTACTAACATTCTATCAACAAATATACGATACTTTACGATACAAAACGATACTTTTTAAAAAAAATAAAAAAAATGACTTTTGAAGATAGTATTATCTACTTAAAAAATAAAGGGTTTTCAGCTTATGAAATACACAATAACACTGGCTTAAATGAGGCTGGTGTTAGAAAAATACTTAGTAACAAAGTTGCTAATCCCCAAAGAAAAACAAAAGAAATTATTATTGAATTTGCTACTAAAGCAATGGAAAACGATACTAGTGAGGTAACTTTAGGAGCTGAGGAAAGGATCAAAATGCAAGAATTAGCATCTGATGTAATAAAAAACCACCATAAACTCCTACAAGTAGAAATTTATAGTTTATGGTTTGAAGTTGAAAGCCAAAAGAGAGCTATTGAAATTTTGAAAGAATAGTATCTAATTCTTTTTTTGTTAGTTTATTTTTTAATTTTTTAATAATCTTAATATTTTTTTTTACTTGTTTCTTGTAGTAATCTTGAGTTAATTTAATATACATTTAAAACTTAAATTTAAAACTAACATATAAGTTTTTATAACAGAAAATAAATAATATCTTTTATTTCAATTTTTATAGTTAGAGGATTAGAGGGTATTGTTTATTATTTTTTTATTATTGTTAAACAATAAATATAAAAAATTAAGTACAAAAAAGCAAGTAGTTGCATAAAAAAAAGTACGTTATTTGGTTGTCATTAATCATAAATCGACAATGCATAAAGTCAGTGTTTATAAGGGTTTGTAAATCTACCTTAGGATTCATAACCCTGAGGTCACGGGTTCAAATCCCGTCTTCGCTACAAATTTAAAGTAAACACAACTCTTTGTAAATAAACGATTTAGGTTCAAAATTTAAGTCGTTTTTGTATGAAGAAAAATAAAAAAATACTTCAAAAATACGTTGTAGAGTACGCACTAGATGTTTTAAAAAAAATGCAAAAAAAATACACTATTTCTTTTTATACTGGAGGAATAAACGTCAATGAATGGAAATATTTAAGCAAAAGTGAAAAAACAAAAGCACTAAAAAAGTCTTGGTATTTAAGATGGTCTTTTAGAAATCCAAATACAAACAAACTAGAAAGGCAAAGCCATTTAAAAGGAGGAGTTAATAAATTAAAAAAATTTGAGGATAGAGTAAGGCATTTAAAGAATTTAAAGTTTGGATTAGAAACTGCAATTAGAAATGGCTACTCCCCTTTTAATTTAAACAACTTTGAAGATGAAAAAAAAGTACATACTATAAAAGAAGCATTAGAGTTAGCTTATGAACATTGTACTCTATCTGTTTCTAAAATAACATCTAAAGACTACCTTCATACAAAGAACCAATTTTTAGACTTTCTTAAATATAACCAAAACAAAGACATAAACGATTTAACAAAGTCTGTCGTTCTTAAATTCTTAAATCAAAAACTAAAAGAAACATCTGCAAGAACTCGCAACAACTCAAAAGCATCTTTATCAGCTCTGTTTACCATAATGGAAAACAAACTTAATTTAATAGATAGAAACTTTATTAAAGACATAGGTAACGAAAAGACAAAACCAAAAACAGATAGAACCTTTACTAGAAAAGAACTTAAAGATATTGTAGACTATTTAAAAAATAACGATCCGTATTTATTAATGTATATCCGTTTTGTCTCGTATTGCTTTCTACGTCCAGTTGAGGTAAACAGATTAAGAGTAAAAGATGTAAACCTAGAAGAAAATCTTTTATATTTTAAAGCAAAAAACAAACCACAAAAAACAAAACGCATTCCAAGTATATTTATAGAAGATGTAAAAGCAATGAATTTACACCTATATAATAAGGAGTATTTCTTATTCACTTTAAAAAATAAACCAGCAGAATGGAATACAGATGACAATACAAGAAGAGATGCATTTAGTAAACGATTTAAAAAAGTAAAAAATAAATTCAACTTAGGCAAAGAATATGGTTTGTATTCTTTCCGTCATTCTTTTATTACAAATCTTTTTAGGTATTTAAGAAGTACTGAGAACAAAAGCTACTCAGAAGCAATAAAAGAACTACAACCAATTACTGGACATGAAACGCAACAAGCTCTTGAAATGTATATACATAAAATTGATGCAGACATTCCAGAGGATTGGTCTGAGAAAATAGATTTTATTCTTTAAACAGTACAAGACAAAACATTTGGTTTTCCTTTTCCATTATCCCATACTAAAGTGTAACCAGAGTTAGAGTTATACCCTAAAGTCTCAGAGTAATAATTACCAGTAAAAAAACTTGGTAGATGCATACGTCTAAAATTTACAGAATCATCAGATACAATATTAAACTTGCTTCTTTGAGATACTGATAGTTTTTCTATAATAGAATGTAAATGAGCTTCAAATATGAAATTGTAAGTACCTTGCTTACCATAGTTTAAAATTATATCACTAGATGCTTTTTTAGAAATACCTTTATCTCCATGTAAGTTTATATGATTAATTCCCTCTACCTGATGCGTAGTTACAAACGGATGAAAGTCTATATCATATCCTTTTAGTTCTAAACCCCAAGCAATTAACTCAGCAGCTCCACCTTTTACATCTTCATCGTTGGCTTTTGACAAACGATCGTGATTACCAGCTACAATTTTAATAGTACCAAGATTTTTTATTTTAGATAATGCGTTGTCTAATAATTTAGTACATAGCATTACTGCTTTTGATCCAATCAAATCTTTATCCATAGACATCCAAGAATTGATGTGATTTAAACCAGAGAAACTCTCTATCAAATCTCCGTTAATGTGAACGTGAACTTTTTTAAAACCTAGCTCATTTGTTTCCTCAACACTTCTGAGTAATCCTTTCTCTAATATATCTTTATCGTAGTCATGAGTAATAAGAAGATTCCTAATATGTGCCCCAAAGTGTAGGTCTGCCCATTTTAGTACTGCTTCTTTATTTTGCTTGTAGTGATATTTTATAGGATTGTAATCTCTTACAATTTCATCTTGTAAAACTTTTCGGATGTGTTCTACATCTACATCATTATCTACAACATTTTCTTTAAAGACTATATTATAATAAGGAGTACCAGTATGTGATACTAGTTTATAAGAAGATATATCTGCTCTTGGTAAACTATAATGCGTACAATACTTGTCTATATTCATCATCTGACCACTTGACATATTCCAAGCAGATAGAACAAAAGAACTAGAGTTATAATTGTTTGGTTTTGATTCTGATTTTACTTCATTTTTTAATTCTTTTTGTTTTTCTTTATTTAGTCTGTAACGTTTTGATTTATTTAAAACTAATCCTAATTTTTTGGCTTTTTCGTCTGATAATCTAAATCTGTTGTCTTTTCCCATATCTATATAATGAGAAAAACCTTGAAATTTATTTTATTTTCTTATTTTTTCTAGTGTTCTAGCACCAAAATATCCACCATAAACAAGCATAAGTAGATTACCAAGTAGTGAAATCCATTGTTGATCTATATTAAAAGATTGCAAAGAACTATCTAAAATCACATAAATAAAAAGAGACAAGGTTAAAAAAGCAAGGCTTAAAGGTCTTATGTTTTTAGTAAGAAATGAATCAGCTTTATTGTCTGATTCCCAACGTTTAGTAATCTCTTGCATCTCTATAACATCTTGCTCTAGGTTAGCTAACATTGTTTCTTTGTCTTTTACTGGTATGTCTTTATCTTTTGTAATGGCTTTTATAACCTCTATTGGATTACCTCCATCAATAGCAGCAATTATTGTTTCTCCCATTGGAATATTGTTTTTGACAACACCTCTCCAGAGGTTACCAAAGAAAGTACCTTTACCTCCGTTTTTTCTTAATTTAGGATTGCTCATTATAATAAAATATTAATTAAGTGAAATAAACAAGGAAGGATTGTATAAATAAAGTCTTGAACTTCTGGTGTACCTTTACCTAAAAAATCGTCATACACAACTTCTTTTATAAGTGCTACAATAACAACAATATAAAATGAAACAAGTGTGCTAAAAAAAAGTAATGATACAAATAGTATAACACTACCCACAAAGAAGTGAAGTAGTTTGTCTTTTGGTATTTTATTTAATATGTCCATATTACGTTTTGCGTTTTGTCTAAATCTAAATCAACATGAATAAATGTATCTGCTATTCCCATTCTTGTAAAACCAACTTCAATAAGAGCTTTAACAATCTTAAATCTTGTTATACTATCTGTTGCTTTTATATCTACTGCCAATCCTTTAATATGGCTTGAACTAGGGTTTTTAATAGATAAAGGATGTTCTGGACTTCTGTACGCACTATTTATTACAAAAGGTATTCCAGCTAGTTCTCTTGCTTCGTCTAATACAAATAAAAAATTTTTATTCATATTGTTTTCAATCTCTTTAAAGTATTTACTCATTAATCAAATATGGTTATTAGTTTCCAAATTGCACTACCTATAAAAGTTAAAATAGTTACACTAATTGCAATTTTACCAGCAGTTACTTTACTATTTATTTCTATTTCATCAATCCTATTTGAGTTAGATTCTACCTCATAAACCAAACCCTTCTTGTCTGTCTTTTCATCGTTCTCCAAGATGTCAGATATACGTTGATTAAATAGTTCTTGTTTGTTTAAAAAGCTAGATAGACTGGCAGCTAAATTTAACTGCTCTTTTGCCATTCTTTTCTGTTCTTGTCTTATTTCTAATATTAAATCTTTTTGTGTCATTATTCAAAAGGATTTATTCCGTTATTCAATAAAACTTTTGCCCAATCCTCCTCATTGTCATAATAGTCAATTTGAAACCAATGTGTTTCCATACATTGCGTAGGCAAAATAGAACCATATACTGTTATTTCTGTTCTATTGCTATCCCAACAGATAAACCAAGTTTCTGGAACTGGATAACAAACAATTGTATTTTTTAATTCTTTTAATTCAGCCATTTTTTTATTTATATAGAACCACCATCTGTGATAGTCCAATTAAAGTTGTTTATTAATGATGTTCTTGCAGTTTCTGATGCTCCACCACTTGTATATTGACTATTTCCAAAATTTATACTAATTGTAGGTGCATAACCACTACCATTTGGAAATGCTGCTTGCAATGTTGCCTCCCAGCCAATTAAAATAGCGTCGTAATTTGATGTTGAAAAAGTAGCGCTTTTAGCAAAATTTGTGAAATTTGTTACGTTTGCAATATCCCACGCCGATAGGTTTTGGTCGAAAGATGTAGCACCAAAAAATGTGTTACTCATATTAGTAACATTGCTAACATTCCAAGAACTTAAATCCTCGTTGTAGTTTGTTTGGTTTCTCAACATTGCACTAATATTAGTAGCACTACTCATATCCCACGAACCTAATCCACTAACTGGAGTAGATGGTGCAGTTGCTCCAAAAATTAAAAAAGCACTGTTAAAACTAGTAACATTGCTAACATCCCACGAAGATAAATTAGTAGAAAAAGATGAGCAATTTCTAAATGAATTGTCAAAACTTGTAACATTTGCAAGATTTGGTGCATCCGTAAAAGAACCGGTTAAGTTTGAGCATCCAAAAAAAGCACTTCCAAAATTTGACCAAACAATGTTTCCCCATTGCTTTATATCAATTATTTTATCTTTATCTACTCCGTCATTAATTCTAATTCTAGGGAAATCTCCACTAATAGATACGTCATAATCTCCAGCAGTAGCAAAAGTTATTGCTTGGTTACCACTTACACCAGTAAAAGTCTGACCATCGGAGGTACTTATATCATAATTATAGCTTCCTCCACTAGTTGGTATTGTGATTGTTTCGTTTGCAGATGTCGTTCGCCAAGTTGTGATAAAAGATGTACCATCTAAACCACCACCTTGAGCAAAATCATAATAAATACCACCCCAACCATTCTCTACTGGACTACCCCACCAACTATTCTCGTATGCCTCGTTTGCCATCTTTTTCTTTTTTAGTTAGATACTTTTTTAATTTAACAACATTTGTTTTTTTTGGTTTGTACATTCCTTTAATCATAGCACCCAATTTGAAGGATTAGTATTTTTTGATGGATATACATCATCCTCTGAATTATTTGTGTACTCTGGATATAAATTACCATGATAGCACATATAGTCTACAAACCTTCTAGTGTAATACTCTGCAAAGTCTCTTTCTTTACTTACTAGAAAATCTACCTCGTCTTTTGAAGCAGTTTGTGCGTTCTCTGAGTTATGCTTAAATACACCACCATTTTTTACTTGATATGCAGCAAATGGTAAATAATCAACCATTGCATAATGGATCAACATCGGTTGTACATACTCAGTTACCAATGTTAAATAGTTACCAGATAAAGTTCCAGCTACTATTTCATCAGAGATTTTATCATATAATTTACCTCCTAAATAGTTTCTAATATGTATTTCTTGTGAAATTTTCACATATTGTAGAAAAAGGTCACTATCGGTATTACCATCTATAATGCTATTCTTTACTAAATCCGTTCTACTTATAAATAATGCAGTTGCCATAGTTATCTTTTATTTACAAATCCGTTATTTGGCATATCAGTAGGTCTTTTTGCTACTTCTTTTGCATTTACCTCTGGTTTAAACCCTTCTTTTTTAGCCTTATTTACACTAACCTCAGCATTAGGGTTACCAACACTTGGTTTAATTCCTTTTTTCTTTGCTTTGTAAGTCTTTCTCATCCAAAAATGATGGCAATCTCCACCTCCTTTATACAACCATATATCATAAGTATCAGCTCCGTTTAATCCCCAACCCTTATTAACTGGCATTGTACTCATTCTATCTATATCTTCTTTTCTGTATATCTTAGCAGCATTTACCATTTTCTTGCAAAAATCTCTACTATTTGCACTATAACTTAATGGTGCGTATTGATATCGTACCCTAAATTGCACACCTTCTTCATTTTCTCCGTCTTGCTTACTCTTTGCATTAGGTCTAGCAGTTCCAGTAGTAACAAAATTGTACATCTTTGACAATGTAGATTGTTTAGGATTGTTTAACTTATTTAGTTCCTCATTTAATTCATCTTCTGCATCATAGTCTACCTTTCTTTCGTCAATCAATTCCCAATTCTCTAA